ACCTGACATGATAATTACCTATATATATTTTGTATAAATCCCTATGAGCCATAACTCTTATGAACCACATGTAACAACGTGGGGCATATTATGACTAATCGATCTGTACCATAATTTCATCATTCTTGCATCATCTTGAATGAATTCGCATGCTTACGCCATATCCATATCAAAACATCAATGTCAACAATGGCGCGGATTCGGCTAAATCATGCAACTGCATTAAAATCGCCCCATGAAGCGGGCAGGCGTGGCGGGGAAAGCATTGCGCGCCAGCGGTGGTGCGTAATAATAAAAATTATCGTCTGAGCGTGTCGTGACGGCGCGTTAATAGTCGCTGTCGGTTCGTTGGTGGTCGGGTGTGGTTGTGCGCGTGTGGGGCGTCTGAGGCGTGATGATGGTGGGGTATGAAAAAGCCGCCAATACTGGCGGCTTGAGGGGGAATTATTCCGGGTTGTCGAGGGTGTACTCTTTGAACCTGATGACCTCCATGCCGAGCCAGTCGTTTACCTCCCTGAATCTGTCCTGTAGCGGCGATAACTCGTTACGCACAAAGACCTTTGCCACCTTCTCAACGTCACCCATTGAGCCAATATTCTCAGGCTTGCCGCCCATGAGCTGGAACGGTACGCGGTGCGCATCCATCAGGTCGGCGGCGCTGGCTTTTTTGATGTTGAAAAAGTCATCCTTTGTGGCGACCTCGCTCAATGGCACGATTTTTATGCCGTCCGGTTTCCCGTTCGGTGAGTAGAAAAACAGGTTTTTAAAGTTGCCGAGCCCTTTAGAGTTACGCATTGCATCGCGCAGCGATTCGACGTCAGTCGCGCTTTGCGCCGGGTCAGTCACATACATGATGTAACCTGCGTGCGCGCCGTTCTGGTAATACTTGCGGCGGAACAGCGTCGCGGATTCATTCAGCCAGGCGGAATTAAGTGCGCTGAGATATTCAGGCAGGCCGTAAATCTCCTGATTAATATCAGGCTCCAGCAGGTGGAACACGGTATCGGGTGCGAATTCATGCGGCTGAGTGAAGTGTTCCACAAACCAGAAAACCGAGTCATCGACCCCGCGCCGGGTGTATTTTGCCGGTGAAGTCAGCAGTTTGATTAACCGTCCGGTGACGCTGTGGCGCTGCTCAAGAAAGGCGTTACCGAATACCAGATAGTCGAGCGCAAAGCGGCTGAAATCCTGACGGGACAGCAGTGGATGCGGAATGTAGGTGCTCGCGAGCACGTTGCGTTTAACGTAAATCGGTGAGCTGTGATGCACTGCAGAGCGCAGGCTTTTTGCCAGCCCGGAGAAGCTGACCGGCGGCTCGTACCATTTGCCGTTACTGATGCACTCGACGTAATCCAGAATATCGCGCTTATCGAGCACCGGCACCGGCTCACCGAAGGTGAATGCCTCCATTTTTTGCGGTGCGCTGGCTTTTAGTTGCTGTGGTGCGCGGGCTTTCTGCGCGGCGGCTTTACGGGATTTTTGCTTACCCATTAGTTGAACTCCAGAATAGATTTAGGCTGCATGCCGCTACCGGCAGAAAGCGGTTCGTTTAACAGGGCGTGCATGGTGGCCCATGCGATATCAGCGTGACTGGCCTCCTCGGTGCGACTGGCCTCATAGGTGGCGCTGCGCCCGCTGCTGGTCATGGTTTTGCGGATGGACATAAACGACTGTGTGACGTCAGTTGCACCGGCGTCGTACTCCAGACAGCCACGGCGAATCGTGTCTTTCGCCTTGAGTACCATTGCGGTTTTCATTTCTGGCGTGTAACGGATACCGCGAGCCGCCGGGTAGAATGAGCGCACCAACTGGAATACGCCGAGACCGAGGCCGGTCGCGTCAATGCCGATGTATTCGACGTTGTATTTCTCAGTGAGCCTGCGGATGCCTTCTGCCTGCGCGGCAAAGTCCATGCCTTTCCACTGGTGACGCTCCAGCATGCGAAACTTGCCACCCGAAACCACCGGCGGCGCGAGTACGACACATCCGGCACTGTCGCCAGTGTGGGACGGGTCGTAGCCAATCCAGACCGGGCGCGAGCCGAACGGGTGGTCGGCGAACGGGGCGAAGTCCTCCCATGTTTCCATCACGTCGACCATGCAGCGCTGCAGCTCCTCGAACGGGAATACCGATGCCTTATCGTCGACAAACTCGCACATAAACAGGTTCTTAAAGTCCTCATCACTGTTTTCGCGTCTGAGCTGGTCGAGGTCGAACAGGGTGCAGCCACCGGCAAGGGCGTCCTCAATAGTGACAATCTGCCGCCACTGTCCGTCAGCGCAAAGAAGCCCACCGGCGAGCGCGCTGTGACTGATGTCGATTTCGATGCGGTCAGCAGCACTGGCGCGCCCCTTGTTGAACAGCTCGCCAGACCAGAAGGGATAAGCGCCGTGCGCCAGCGTGGAAGGTGTCGAAAAGTAAGTTGAGCGCAGATGCTTCTGCGAGGCCATGCCCGATGCGACTTTGCGCAGCTTCTGAAAATTCGGGATCCAGAATATTTCATCGACATACAGGTCGCCGTTATGGCTTTGTGCGGTGTTGGAATTGGTGCCGAGAAAAATCAGCTTTGCGCCGTTGTTGCCGATAACAATCGGGTCGCCGGTCAGGTCGACGTCAACCAGTCGCGCAAACTGGATGATGTATTCCCGGAACACGTAAGCCTGCGTTTTACTGGCCGACAGAAAAATCTGGTTATGGCCGGTCTTGAGCGCGCGCAGCAGTGCCTCGCGGGAAAAGTAGAACGTCGCGCCAATCTGGCGGGATTTGAGAATATCGCGAATACGGTGCGCCAGTCCTGCCCGGTACCACTGCAACTGGTATTCGAAAGACTGGTCGAAGAAAATTTCTTCCAGCTTTGCGACAGCCTCATCGCTGAAAAAGTTCTTTTTCGGCCTCTTACGCTCCCCTTTGTTACGGTTGGCAACGTTGGGGTTAAGGTCGGCCTCGTTGCCGGTCTGGCTGTAGCGGTTGACGCGCGCCAGTCGCTCAATCTGCCGCCCGAGCAGGTCAATCTCTTTGAAGTCGCCGCCTGACTTTTGCGGCTTGGCGATGAGCTGAATCAGGCGCGCCTCAAGGCTGCTTTCGACACGGGAAATCGGTGCGATGCCGTCCCAGCCGTCGCGCTGTTTCCAGCTTTGCACGGTCGGGCGCTTGACCTGCAGCATTTCGGCAATCTGTGGCACGGAAAAGCCCTGCCAGTAAAGCAGCGATGCCTGTCGTCGCGGGTCATGCAATAAGGTTGTATCGGTGGAAATGGTCATTGATGCCTCGCCGTAGTGGATTCAGGGCAAGGCTACTTAATGGCCGTCAGTGATTCGCTAATGTGCTGTTGTGTGGGAGGTTATCCAGTCGTCATTGGTGGTCTGGCGCGTCCTGAGACTGGAAACTGGCGTTGACCCGTAACCCCAACCTCAGGACTCCTGACAATGGCAAAAAAAGTCTCAAAATTCTTTCGCATCGGCGTCGAGGGCGATACCTGCGACGGGCGCATTATCAGCGCCAGCGATATTCAGGAAATGGCCGAAACCTATGACCCGCGCGTCTACGGTTGCCGTATCAACCTTGAACACATTCGCGGCCTTTTGCCCGACGGCATGTTTAAACGTTATGGCGATGTGGTTGAGCTGAAAGCCGAAAAGATTGACGACGATTCTGCGCTGAATGGCAAATGGGCATTGTTCGCCAGAATCACCCCGACCGATGACCTTATCGCGATGAATAAAGCCGCGCAGAAGGTCTATACCTCTATGGAAATTCAGCCGAATTTTGGTAACAGCGGCAAATGCTATCTTGTCGGCCTTGCGGTCACTGATGACCCTGCGAGCCTCGGTACTGAATACCTCGAATTCTGCCGCAAGGCGAAGCACAACCCGCTGCAGCGCTTTAAGGCCAGTCCTGAAAATGTCTTTTCAGTCGCCACGCTGGCCGAACTGGAATTTGAAGACGTTCCCGACACGGTGCTCAACAGCCTGGCCGACAAGGTGAAAGCCATTTTCAGCCGTAAACAGGTCAGCGACGATGCGCGCCTGCATGATGTGCATGAGGCGGTGACCACCGTCAGCGAACATGTGCAGACCAGCCTCACTGCGCAGGATAAGCGTCTTTCCGATATGGAAACCGCGCTAGCCACCTTTAAACAGGAGCTGACCGGCAAGGTTGAAGAAACCAGCCAGGCATTTTCCGCCCTGAAAACCACCCTCGACAAAACCGAAAGTTTCAGCCAGCCGCGACGCACGAAAGCCAGCGGCGGCGGTGGCGATGAGCTGCTGACCGACTGCTGATAAACCGCAGAACAGAAACCGGGCGGCAACCCCGCCCGATGCAGTGACTAACCGATAAATTCAAACAGGAAAGACTATGCGCCCGGAAACCCGTTTTAAGTTTAATGCCTATCTGACCCGCGTCGCTGAGCTGAACGGCATCAGCACTGATGACGTCAGCAAAAAATTTACCGTCGAACCGTCGGTCACACAGACGCTGATGAACACCGTGCAGGCGTCATCCGCGTTTCTGCAGACGATTAATATTCTGCCGGTCGCAGAAATGAAGGGTGAGAAAATCGGCGTCGGTGTGACCGGTACTATCGCCAGCACGACTGATACCTCGGGCGATGATGAGCGTAAGACCGCAGACTTCACCGCGCTTGAATCCAACAAGTACGAGTGCGACCAGATTAACTTTGACTTCCACCTGAAATATAAAACCCTCGACCTGTGGGCGCGTTTTCAGGACTTCCAGCGCCGCATCCGCGACGCCATTGTCAAGCGTCAGGCGCTCGATTTCATCATGGCCGGTTTTAACGGTACCACCCGCGCCGCCACCTCTGACCGCACCAAAAATCCGATGCTGCAGGATGTTGCCGTCGGCTGGCTGCAGAAATACCGCAATGAAGCCCCGACGCGTGTGATGAGCAATATCACCGATGCTGACGGTAAGGTCGTTTCGGCAGTGATTCGCGTCGGTCGAAACGGCGACTATGAGAACCTCGACGCGCTGGTGATGGATGCGACCAATAACCTGATTGACGAGGTTTATCAGGATGACCCGAAACTCGTTGCCATCGTTGGCCGTAAGCTGCTGGCCGACAAATATTTCCCGCTGGTGAACAAGCCGCAGGAAAACAGCGAGGCGCTCGCGGCAGATATCATCATCAGCCAGAAGCGAATCGGCAACCTGCCTGCTGTGCGTGTGCCGTACTTCCCGGCGAATGCCGTGTTAGTGACCACGCTGGAAAACCTCTCTATCTATTTCATGGATGAGAGCCACCGCCGCAGCATTGATGAAAACCCGAAAAAAGACTGCGTGGAAAACTACGAGTCGATGAATATCGACTATGTGGTCGAGGCGTATGCCGCCGGGTGCCTGCTGGAAAACATCACCCTGGGCGATTTCACCGCACCTGCAGCACCGGAAAGCGGAGCCTAAACCATGACGAGCCCCGCACAGCGTCACATGATGCGGGTCTCGGCCTCTCAAGCCGCGCTGCGGGAACAAGCCCCGCTGCGCCATGCAACCGCCTATGAGCAGATGCTGGTTAAGCTGGCCGATGACCGCCGCACGTTAAAAAACATCCGTTCAAACGAACGTAAAGCCGAGAAAAAGCGCGAGCTGCTGCCGTTCTATGCGCCGTGGGTCGCCGGTGTGCTGACTGATGGGCGTGGTGCGCAGGATGACATTGTTATGACCGTCATGCTGTGGCGTCTTGATGCCGGTGATATCGCTGGCGCGCTGGAAATTGCCCCCTACGCGCTGAAATACGGCCTCACCTCTGACCATCGCCGCACAACACCTTACATGCTGGTTGAGGAAGTGGCGCTTGCCGCGCAGCGTCTGCGCGATGCCGGTGAGTCTGTCGACCTTTCCTGGCTGCAGACCACTATCGACCTGACCGACGGTGCTGACGTTCCCGATATGGTGCGCGCCCGTCTGCATAAGGTGACAGGCCTGACCCTGCGTGATGCCGGTATGAATGCAGAGGCGCTGGCGCAGTTTCAGCGCGCGATGCAGCTCGACCGCAATGCCGGTGTGCGCAAGGAGATTGAGCGGCTGGAACGCGCACTGAAGCCAAAAGCGGAGGCACCACCCCGTAAAACGACTAAACCGCGCACGCGCAAACCTGTCGCCAGACCGGCAGCAAAGCGCGGACGTCCACCAAAGGCGGTAAAAACCGCCGGTTAACTGAACGCTCCCCGAGCCGGGCGGCACGCCGGTCAAAGCGGGTTTTGACCCTGACGGCGACCGGCGTCCACCGCCCAACCTGATGAGGTTGTCATGACGACAGTGATTCTGAACCAGCCCGACGAACCACAGGACGTACCGGGCGTGGTGATTCCCGTACCGGAGACGGGCGATGCAGTAATTAAAAACACGTTCTTTTTCCCTGATGTGGATCCGAAGCGTGTGCGCGAGCTGATGCGGCTTGAGCAGACGGTTTCCGATGCGCGCCTGCGCCATGCCATCAGAACTGGCATGGCGGAAACCAATGCGGAGCTTTACGACTACCGGCTGCGCCAGACTGCCGCCGGGTTTAAGCATCTGGCCGACGTGCCTGCTGAGGAAATCGATGGCGAGAATGTGCGTATTTTCCACTATCTGAGCGCCGTAACGGCGATGGCAACCGCCACCCTGTATGAGCGCTATCGCGGTGTTGAAGCCACCGGCAAGGGTGACAAAAAAGCCGACAGCGTCGAAACCACCATTGATGACTTGTGGCGGGATATGCGCTGGTCGGTCGCGCGTCTGCAGGACAAACCGCGCTGCATCGTGGGCCAGCTCTGATGAAGGTCAGATCGATGCAGGGCGACACCCTCGACGTGATTTGCGCCAGGTATTACGGGCGCACTGAGGGCGTTGTTGAAACGGTGCTGCAGGCTAATCCCGGCCTGTCTGAGCTGGGCGTCATTCTGCCGCATGGCACGGCAATTGAGCTGCCGGATGTGCCGTCTTCACCCGTAACTGAAACTATCAATCTTTGGGAGTAAACCATGACAGAAGGGGAAAAAGGCGTCCTGTCACTGTTTGTGATTGGGGCACTGATTGTGGTCGGAAAAGTGCTGGCAGGCGGTGAACCCATCACACCGCGTTTGTTTATCGGGCGCATGTTGCTCGGCGGTTTTGTCTCAATGGTCGCCGGTGTTGTTCTGGTGCAGTTTCCTGATATGTCACTGCCCGCTGTGTGCGGTATTGGATCCATGCTCGGTATTGCCGGTTATCAGGTGGTGGAAATCGCCATTCAGCGCCGCTTTAAGTCACAGAAGGGGGAAGGCGATGCCGGTCATTAATACTCACCAGAATATCGCCGCCTTTCTGGACATGCTGGCGTATTCCGAAGGAACGGCGAACCATCCGCTGACAAAAAACCGTGGCTACGACGTCATTGTTACCGGCCTTGATGGCAGGCCAGAGATTTTCACCGATTACAGCGACCACCCTTTCGCACATGGCCGACCACCGAAAGTGTTTAATCGCCGTGGCGAGAAATCCACAGCATCGGGGCGTTACCAGCAGCTTTATATGTTCTGGCCGCACTATAAAAAACAGCTCGCATTGCCTGATTTCAGCCCACTGTCGCAGGACAAGCTCGCGATCCAGTTAATCCGGGAGCGCGGTGCTATTGACGATATCCGGGCGGGGCGTATTGAGCGTGCTGTTTCCCGTTGCCGGAATATCTGGGCGTCATTGCCGGGTGCCGGTTACGGCCAGCGCGAGCACAGTCTCGAAAAGCTGGTTACCGTCTGGCGCACGGCTGGCGGGGTGGTGGCATGAAAGTCCTGATAACGCTGTTTGTGCTGGCCGTGCTCGGTCTGATGTGGTTGCGCCATGAGAACGGCAATTTATCCCGCTCCTTTGAGACGGCAAACCGCGTTGCGAGCGAGCAAAAGGCGACGATTGGCATGCTGAAAAATCAGCTCAGTGTCGCCGGCCAGCTCGCCAGACGTAATGAATCCGCGCAGGTGGCACTGCGCGAACAGCTCGCAAAGGCAGGCGCAGAAGCAAACCGCCGCGAGCAGACGATAACGAGGTTACTTGATGAAAATGAAGCCTTTCGCCGCTGGTATAACGCTCCTCTGCCTGATGCTGTGCGCAGGCTGCACACCCGCGCCGCCTGCGCCAGCGCCGGTGATTGTGGTCAGCGGATGCCCGAGGGTGAGCCTTTGCCCGATGCCGGGAAGTGACCCGAAAACCAATGGCGACCTGAGCGCAGATATTCGCCGTCTTGAGGGCGCGCTGACCGCCTGCGCGCTGCAGGTCAAAACCGTCAAACACTGTCAGGATGAACTCGATGCAGAAGCACAAAAGCCTGCGCAAGGCGCTGATTAACGCTGTGCCGCAGCTTCGAAACAACCCCGATATGCTGCGCCTGTTCGCTGATAACGGGCATACGGATTCCCGACTGGAGAGCTCGCTGTCGTTTGAAAAGGTGTACGTGCTTAACGTGGTGGTGACTGACTTTACCGGCGACCTCGATTTGATATTTGTGCCGGTACAGGCATGGCTGCGTGAGCATCAGCCGGACATTATGACCACCGACGACGGGCGGGAGAAAGGATTCACATGGATGATTGATATCAATAACGACGATTCGCTCGATATCAGTATCAGCCTGAGACTCACCGAGCGCACGCTCGTCAAAGAGGTCGACGGCGCATTGCATGTCAGCTATGCCCCTGAGCCACCGCTGCCTGAGCCAGTGACGCGCCCGGTCGAGCTGTACGTTAACGGCGAGCTGGTGAGTAAGTGGGATGAGTGAGTTAACCGCGCTGCAGGAGCGCCTTGCCGGTCTGATTGCCAGCCTGTCACCGGCGGCGCGTCGTCAAATGGCGGCTGACATTGCAAAAAAGCTGCGCGCCAGTCAGCAGCAGCGCATCAGGCGACAGCAGGCACCCGACGGCACCCCGTATGCCGCCCGAAAGCGCCAGCCGGTGCGAAGTAAGAAAGGCCGTATCAGGCGCGAAATGTTCGCCAGACTGCGCACTAACCGCTTTATGAAAGCCAAAGGCAGCGACAGTGCGGCGGTGGTTGAATTTACCGGCAGGGTACAGCGCATGGCGCGGGTGCATCAGTATGGCCTCAAAGACCGGCCAAATCGTCACAGCCGGGATGTGCAGTACGCGGCGCGCCCGTTGCTCGGTTTCACCCGCGACGATGAGCAGATGATTGAAGACATCATTATCAGGCATCTCGGTAAATAAATATTGTGTGAACCACCACCGGAGCCGCGCGAATTGGCGCGACTCCAGACCAGAGGCATCCTTGCACTATGAATACGTTATCCACAATACAGGAGCTCGCGCGCGCGATTCGCAACCTCATCCGCTCAGGTGTGGTGACTGAGGTCGATACCGCGCAGGGGCTGTGCCGCGTACAAAGCGGCGGGATCCAGACTGCATGGCTGAACTGGCTGACCACCCGCGCCGGTCGTTCGCGGACATGGTGGGCTCCCTCGGTCGGTGAGCAGGTGCTGCTGCTGGCAATTGGTGGCGAGCTTGATACTGCTTTCGTGCTGCCGGGGATTTTCTCCGACGATAACCCTGCCCCGTCAGCCTCGGCGGATGCGTGGCATATGGTGTTCCCCGACGGCGCTGTTATGGAGTATGAGCCGGAAACCGGTGCGCTGACGGTCAGCGGCATCAAGACTGCCGATGTGACGGCATCGGAGTCCATTACCGCCACCGTGCCGGTGGTACTGGTAAAAGCAGCAGAACGTATCACCCTCGACACCCCGGAGGTGGTATGCACCAACAAACTGATGACGGCGACGCTTGAGGTGCAGAAAGGCGGCACCATGCGGGGAAACATCGAACATACCGGTGGCACGTTGAAATCAAACGGCGTGCAGGTCGATAACCACGGTCACGGCGGCGTACAACGGGGCGGTAACTGGACGGAGGGCACAAAATGACAGCGCGTTATCTGGGGATGAACCGCAATACCGGCATAGGTATCAGTGACAGTGAGCATATCAGCCAGAGCATGCGCGACATTCTGCTGACGCCGGTCGGCTCGCGGGTAATGCGTCGTGAATATGGCTCGCTCCTGTCTGCGCTGATTGACATGCCGCAAAACCCGGCGCTCAGGCTGCAAATCATGGTGGCGTGCTATTCCGCGATCCAGAAATGGGAACCACGCATCAGGCTTATCTCCATCAGCTTTGAGCGCGGCGACACTGGCGAAATGTATGTCGATATTACCGGGATGCGTACCGATACCGGTGCGTCAGTTTCAACCACTGTTTCACTGAGTTAAATCACTATGGCAACCGTTGACCTGAGTCAGTTACCCGTTCCCGACGTGGTTGAGGAACTGGACTATGAAACCATCCTTGCGGAACGCATTGCGACGCTGATTTCGCTCTATCCCGAAGACCAACAGGAAGCCGTCGCCCGGACGCTCGCACTTGAGTCTGAGCCAATTGTTAAATTGCTGCAGGAAAACGCCTACCGCGAGGTTATCTGGCGTCAGCGTGTCAATGAAGCTGCACGCGCAGTGATGCTGGCTTATGCCATAGACAGTGACCTCGATAATATCGGGGGAAATTTCAGTGTTGAGCGTCTTGTCGTCACGCCTGCTGATGACACCACCATTCCACCCACCCCGGCAGAAATGGAACTCGACGCCGATTATCGTCTGCGTATACAGCAGGCTTTTGAGGGGCTGAGCGTGGCGGGGCCTGTTGGGGCGTACCAGTATCATGGCCGTAGTGCTGACGGGCGCGTCGGCGATATTTCAGTTATCAGCCCGTCGCCAGCCTGTGTGACGATTTCCGTGTTGTCACGTGAAAACAACGGCGTCGCATCTGAGGAACTGCTTGCAATTGTGCGCAATGCCCTGAACGCAGAAGATGTCAGGCCGGTCGCTGACCGGGTGACGGTACAGTCAGCCGAAATTGTTAACTACCAGATTAACGCCACGCTTTATCTTTACCCCGGCCCGGAAAGTGAACCCATCAGGGCGGCGGCTGAGGCAAAGCTGAAAGCCTATATCAGCGCGCAGCACCGCCTCGGGCGCGATATCCGTAAATCAGCGATTTATGCCGCACTGCATGTTGAGGGGGTTCAGCGGGTGGAGCTGGCGGCACCGGTCGCGGATATTGTTCTCGATAACACACAGGCGTCATTTTGCACTGACTACAGCCTTGTAATCGGGGGATCTGATGAATGACTCACGATTATTGCCGGTAGGCTCATCGCCACTGGAAGTCGCCGCCGCAAGGGCATGTGCTGAGATTGAAAGGACGCCGGTCAACATCCGCGCGTTGTGGAATATTGACACCTGTCCGGAAAATTTGTTGCCGTGGCTGGCGTGGGCGTTTTCTGTCGACCGGTGGAATGAGAACTGGCCGGAGGGAACAAAACGTGCGGTTATCCGTGATGCATATTTCATTCACTGCCACAAGGGGACTATCGGCGCAATCCGTCGGGTAGTGGAGCCACTCGGCTATGTCATCAATGTAACGGAATGGTGGGAAAGCGGCGACACGCCAGGCACATTCCGGCTTGATATCGGGGTGCTTGAAAGTGGCATTACCGAAGAAATGTATTTCGAAATGGAACGACTGATTGCGGATGCAAAACCAGCCAGTCGTCATCTGACTGGCCTGAATATTGTCCAGGACATTCCCGGTTATTTGTATACCGGCGGCGTGTCCTGCGATGGCGATATTATTACGGTTTACCCGGGATAAGTGAGGAATAATGAGCACGAAATTTAAAACCGTTATCACCACTGCCGGAGCTGCCAAGCTCGCCGCAGCCACCGTGCCGGGCGGTAAGAAAATAAATCTTAACGTTATGGCTGTTGGTGACGGCGGCGGAAAACTGCCGGTGCCTGATGCCGGTCAGACGCAGCTTGTTAATGAGGTGTGGCGTCATACGCTGAATAAAATCAGCCAGGATAACCGTTACAGTAATTACATTGTGGCCGAACTGGTTATTCCGCCGGAGGTGGGCGGCTTCTGGATGCGTGAGCTTGGCCTTTACGACGATGAAGGGACGCTGATTGCTGTTGCCAATATGGCCGAAAGCTACAAGCCAGAACTGGCTGAGGGCTCAGGGCGTGCGCAGACATGCCGCATGGTCATTATTGTCAGCAGTGTCGAGTCTGTGGCGCTGTCCATTGACTCAACGATGGTGATGGCGACGCAGGATTATGTCGACGACAGACTCGCCGAACATGAAAAATCCCGTCGTCATCCTGATGCCACTCTTAAAGAAAAAGGGTTTACTCAGCTCAGTAACGCGACAGACAGCGAGTCTGAAACGCTCGCAGCGACGCCGAAAGCTGTTAAGGCAGCATACGACCTTGCTGACGGGAAATATACAGCGCAGGACGCCACCACAACGCGTAAAGGGATTGTACAACTCAGTAATGCCACTGACAGTGTGTCTGAGACGCTTGCCGCGACACCGAAAGCGGTCAAAGTGGCATATGACCTTGCTAACGCGAAATATACAGCTCAGGACGCCACTACAGCGCGTAAAGGGATTATCCAGCTCAGCAATGCCACTGACAGCACGTCTGAGACGCTGGCCGCAACGCCGAAAGCGGTTAAAGCGGCTATGGATAATGCGAACGGGCGTGTCCCGTCAGACCGTAAGGTCAATGGGCATCCATTATCCGGGGATATCACCCTGTGGGCGTCAGATGTGAAGGCTATTTCCGCCGATGCCATTGGACAGATTACCGATAACGGCACGATGGCATCAGCTAATACTCCAGGATGGTGGCGGGTGGCGGTGTCGAATTCTGATACGGTCGCTGATTTTCCGACCTATCCGGATGGCAGCAAGCTGTACAGCTACGGATATATGTTTGTTGAGAAAATTGGAGAAGTCTGGTTTCAGCACTATTACGCGCATATGGGCGCGAACGCAAAGCGCCAGGACTGGGGAACGGAACCGAATACCAGCCGTCAGTGGGTTATTGACTACAACACCGTAAATAAACCTTCAGCCAGTGATGTGGGTGCATTGCCGATTACCGGGGGGCGGCTTAACGGCCCACTGGGTATTGGTACTGACAATGTACTGGGCGGTAATTCGATTGTATTCGGCGATAACGATACAGGGTTTAAGTGGCACAGTGACGGCGTTCTGGGTATTTATGCCAATAGTGCCCAGGTCGGTTATATCGACAATTCCGGGCTGCACATGCTGGCAGATATTCGCGCTACTGGTGTCGTGCGCACCGGCAACGGAAAAACACTGACGTTATCGAGTGGTAACAATTCTGCACTGAATGCTGGTTTAAGTCTGTGGGGAGGTGGAGAACGTCCAACAGTCATTGAGCTGAGCGATGAACAGGGATGGCATTTATACAGTCAACGAAATACGGACGGAAGTATTTCATTTACTGTTAACGGTATCGTCTACTGTAACGCGTTAAATATAGGTGGCGCTATTTATCAGAATAACGGTGATATCTTTGGTTCGTTATGGGGAAATGGCTGGTTAAGTACATGGATTCACAACAATGTAGTAAAAGCGGTCAGACTTGGCCCCGTGGCGCTTTCTGGCGGTCTGTGGCGTGATTTTCAGCTTGGCGGCGGACAGGTGGTGACGGGGTTCCATACTGACGGTAGCTGGGAAATGGAAGGTGGTGATGACAAGGTTTATTACCGTCCAATTCAGTATCTGGTTGGTGATGCGTGGGTGACAGCCCCAAGTGTATAAGAAGGAATAATTATGACAGCGGCAAAAAATAAAAAGAACAAGCAGTTTTTAAATATTAAAAATTTCATTCCGTATACACCGGAACCAGACGACACATTATTCGCCGGTGCGGCGCATCTACAATCAGAGGATGGTCAGGACTGGTATGCATGCCAGCAATTATTTTCAGAAGACACGCTGAAAATTACCTACGACGATAACGATGTTATTACGTGTATCACGCGCGATATTTCCGGTTTATGGCCTGCAGGCCAGAGCGTGGCGGAGCTACCTGATACGGATGAAAACCGTCGCGCTGATATTTCAGGCGGCTGGCAGTTTAAAGACGGTAAAGTCGTTCAACGGGTTTATTCGCCGGAAGAGCTGCGTAAAAAGGCGGAAGCTGAAAAAGTTCGCCGCCTTGCTGAGGCTGAATCAGCCATTGCACCACTGGCGCGGGCAGTAAAACTAAAAATCGCCACAGATGAAGAGATTAAACGGCTGGAAGCATGGGAACTCTACAGCGTAATGGTAAACCGGGTGGATACATCTGCGCCTGACTGGCCGGATATACCACGCTAAATATTCAGGTGGGTTTATTACCCGCCTTTTCTTTTTCCTGTCGTTGTGCCATCAACCTGACAGCCGGTACAAATAGCCCCCTCTTGTGTACTGACCTGAAAATATACTCACCCCTTAACCACGGAGTTAACCGGATGAGTGATTTTCACCACGGCACGCAGGTCATCGAAATTAATGACGGTACGCGTGTTATTTCCACAGTAGCGACTGCAGTCGTTGGCATGGTCTGTACAGCCAGCGATGCAGATGCCACGCTGTTTCCCCTCAATGAGCCGGTGCTGATTACCAATGTGCAAAGCGCCATTGCGAAAGCCGGTAAAAAAGGCACGCTGTCTGCTTCCCTGCAGGCAATCGCCGACCAGTCAAAGCCTGTCACCGTTGTCGTGCGTGTTGCCGAAGGTACCGGAGACGACGCAGAAGCGCAGACCACATCCAACATTATCGGCGGCACGGATGAGAACGGTAAGTACACCGGTATCAAGGCGCTGTTAACTGCCGAAGCGGTCACCGGTGTTAAGCCGCGCATTCTCGGTGTGCCGGGTCTCGATACGCAGGAGGTTGCAACTGCACTTGCGTCGGTTTGTATCAGCCTGCGCGCCTTTGGTTATGTCAGCGCATGGGGCT